CCCCCAGCCTGTCAAGCAGCCAGGGGCAGATCCGCGAGTTATTTATCTTGACAGTTGCAGAGCGCCAGGGGGTAGAGGCAATCCCCGCAGAGCGTAATCTTGTCCTGGCTCATGCGCTCACCTTTCTTTCCTGTTCCTGGTACGCCAGGCGGGTAAGTAATTCCAGGGCTTGATCGTGGAAAGCCTTTTCCGCGAAATAGCCCTCACGGTCAAACAATTCGCTTTCGGTCTTGTGGTGGCGGATCAGAACGGATAAATCCATGCTATGCCTCGCTCTCGTTGTAACAAGCGCCGCAGAGTGTTTCCTCTGGCGTGTATCCATCGTCTAACTTATGCCCGCAATCGGTGCAGCGGCGTGTTTGGTTCATGCGCTCACCTGCTTAATATCTAACACGGTCAATTCTTCACTAGCCGCGTTAATATCCATGAGGTTATGCCAATCCCATTTGCGCGGATCAGTTTCGGACAGAATCTCAAACGTGACGATATAGCGCTTCATGCTTTCTTCTCCTTTAGTTGCTGGCGGAATAGTTGCGTGGCTTGCTTTTTGGTGTATCCGTAATATCGCTGCGTTTCGTAGTAGTTGCCCACCAGGGCGGTAAGTACCCACGCGCCTTCATGATTGCGATCATAAAAGATAGTTAGGCTCATTCTGCTTCCACCTCTTCCAGCTGGCTTACCTCATAGGCAGCCCAGCGGGCTACGGTGTGCCACAAACCAAACATGGCGGCATAGAGGTATTGGGTATTTAGATCGGTCATGGTGGGGTAATCGCGCCCCTCATTAAGCACCTGAACCTCTGCGTCTAGCTCATCATATGCCCAGAGGCTTAGAGCCTGTACGCGCATATTTATGGTGTTGTAGTAGCTTTCACACTCGCCGTTTGCAAACTCTCCCGCATAGTCCTGGAGATAGTCCTCTGCGTATTCCTCGCCTGCGTTGAGGTAGCCGATCATGTCCTGGGCGCACCAAACAACCTCACCGACCCAATCAGAGCCAGAGATAAAGTCTGGCAACTCTTGCCACAAGCTGCCCAGGCTGCCGTTTGTCATATTGTCCTGGGTGACAGTTTCCAGGACTTTAATAAGGTCTGAACCGTTCATTTTTTCCTGCTTTCTTTTTAGTCGTGAGAGAGTGCTTGATCTAAGACTCTCGCACCTTCCAGGACTTTATGCCCTGGAAAGTACGCCAGCATTAGCCCAAAAATGCCTTACCGTGCATTAAGACGGTGACAATTAGTCCAGGGGTTAGGTAGAAGGCAATCCGAACCACTAGGCGGACATGGTAATAAACGGGCGGGTGTTTGCGCTTCATGCTGCGATAACCGTCCAATCATCGGCAAACGAATCGCCAGCGGCGAATCGGATCCACTCGTAAGCGTCCAGCCAATAAAAGATTAGTTCATCCGCTGGGTGTTCCTCTAGGTCGCGCTCTAGCCAATTTTCAGGGATAAGGGCGAAAGTGCGTTGCGCGCTGGTGTTGTCTGTACCGTCCTCGTTCCAGGCAACCAGGGCGGTGCGGGTGAGGACAGGCTCTCCGCCGATCACCATAATTTCCTGGCTCATACCTGAACCATTTTCGTGACAATCTTTAGCGGAATTGACTCGTTCGCGCGATAGGTCGCGAGCTGGGCGAGTGCTTCCGCTTTTGTGCTTTCGGTGGTGAGCATTTCCCAGCCGTAGCCGTAGTTACCCTGTATTTCATATTCATATTGGATCATAATTCCGCCTTCATGTCGTAGATCATGGCGCGAATAGAAGCGGCGTGGGAGAGAATCTCCGCGCGCTTAGCTTTTGGCACGACATTATCCAGGAGAGCCATATCTAAGTCCTGGGAGATAGTTTCCAGAGTTTCCAGGATTTGCGCCCTGGAAATGCGATCCGTGTTCATGGTTAGAGCCTTTCTAATCGGTGACCTGTCATCTTCAGGCGGGTTAGGTCAGTTACCCGCGACACCCCAGAGGGGTGTTTCGACTTTATGCCTGGGCGTGAAAGCTAGCCAGGAAAGCGGCGTGACGATAAGCCAGGACAGCCTCATAAATGCTTCCGATCTTGCTGGCTGGCTCGTAGCCGTTCATCATCCAATTATGGTTGAGGATTTGCATAGCCTGAAATTGGTCGTTCATGTCCAGGTCATTATCTTTAGCCAGGTCGGAGAGTGCTGCGATACGTGGATCATTAGCCAGGGCGATAACCTCTGAACGAATTGCGTTTGATACGATTGCGGTCATTTTGAGCCTGCTTTCTAGTCTGTCGGCTTGTGCCGATGACCGAATCATGCCGCCAGGCTGCGCTCATGTCAAGCCACTTTTAGGCGTAAGTTGATAACAATTTGATAACGAAAGTATGTGATTTATACTGTCAAGCCAGGACGATTTTCGGCGTGTCGTGAGCCTGGAAAGGGTCAGAATATGGTAATGCGAAAAATGGCGTTTGGTATACTTATCCCGATCCACTCGAAAGGGGGTGAAACATGACAACAAAAAAGAAATGTCTAGAGCTTGCTGCCCAGCATGGCATTACGATCGACTACAATTCGTCACGCGGTAGTTATTTTTTCCATATCTCGCTGCCAGCGGGTCTGGGATTTATGGGACAGACAGGTCTAACGATGTACCTATCGGACGGTAAAAGCGCCGCGGAATTGTGGCGCGAGTGCTGGACAGACTTACAGGTCTGCCTGGAATACCAGCCTTGGGAACGGCTAGAGGATTAGCCCCAGGACAGAAAGCCCCTGCTACGGTGGGGGCTTTTTTTATGTCCTGATCCGTCCAGGGGGTAATCGGTTTAAGTCCTGGAAGCTTTTTGCCGCCGCCGAATATGCCCGTGGATCATGCAAGGGTCGTGTAGGGACAGTCATCCCACCCACCCACAAACGCCCCGCAAACATCCTCAAACGGCTTTATAACGCTCTATTTATAAACAATCATCCACAAGCCACCACAAGCGCGGGCTATCCAGGCGCTGCACTAAGTCGATATGCGGCAGGCAAACGCACCGATTCTCCCAGGAAAAAAGGGGTTAATCGACCTGGGGAGTTTTAATGTGCGCGCCCGCTGTATGTAACTATCAACCAAACAATTTTTTCTAAATATAGGATCTGCGGGCCAATGTGACAAAAATCTTTTTTTTGAAAGTAGTATAAAATACTGACTTTAGATATTGTGATGTAATTCACAGGAATAAAAGCGGGACAAAACAAGTTTTTTGACCCTTAATATATATAGAGGGTTTTGTAAGCATGGAAAAAACCCGACAGCTAAAACGGGGGCTACGCCCCCTTAAATAAACCTATGGTAACCAAGCGGAGCTTGGGTATGTATAGATCATATATATGACCATAGGTATATCGTTTTCCACAGGCAGGGCTGCGCCCAGCCCCCTAAGTTATTTCCATAGGGATTACCATAGGGTCGGCATAGCCGCCCCGTCAGGTTACCAACCGTAGGTTGATGACCCATAGGCCGCGCGCTAGTCGCGGCGGGATATTTAGGGTAGGTGAGATGTATGGCTAAGCCATCGGCGAATAAGTACAAGATCGCGCCAGACTCAACTATCTCGGCCAGCCAGGCCAAGCAGGTCATCGTTGAGATGATTACCAAGGGCTACAGCATCGCAGATGCTGTTAAGGCTACAGGTAAGTCCATCAAGTCCTATGAGTACTACCGCGCCTCAGACGCGCAATTCAAAGAGGCGGTTGACCTAGCTCGCGCCGTCCAGCGCCGAGACGGCGTGATTAGCGACGAAGACGCGTCCATCAGCTTTGAGGACTTTCGGGCCAAGTACCTCAACTCCAAGACCTTTGACCACCAGCGCAACATTATCTCAATGTTGGAAGAAGGCAAGCCTGCGTGGGTTCACCCCAGCATGACTTATGAAGAGGGCTTTCCCAACTACGTCCTGGTGAACATGCCCCCTGAGCATGCCAAGTCGATGACCGTCTCTATCGACTACATCACCTACCGTATTTGTATAGACCCGAACATCCGTATCAAGATTGTTTCCAAGACCTTGACAATGGCTAAGGACTTTCTCTACGCTGTCAAGCAGCGCCTGACTCAACCAGCCTACGCTGAGTTGCAGCGTCGCTATGCTCCTGCCGATGGTTACAAAGAAGCGGCAGATAAGTGGACGCAGGATGCGATTTACCTAGAGCGCGACTCGGGTGAAAAAGACCCTACGCTACAAGCGCTGGGCATCGGCGGACAGATTTACGGTGCGCGTGCTGACTTGATTGTTCTAGACGACTGCGTGACCTTGGCTAACGCCAACGAATACGAAAAGCAGATTCGCTGGATACAACAGGAAGTTTTAACCCGTGTCGGTCCCACAGGCAAGATTCTTGTCGTGGGTACTCGCGTCGATCCGATTGACCTATATCGCGAGATGCGTAACCCTGACCGTTATCCAGATGGCACATCGCCATGGACATACTTGGCTATGCCAGCGGTTCTTGAATTTGCCGATGACCCAAAGGATTGGGTTACCCTATGGCCACGAAGCGACAAGCCGTGGTTAGGTGACGATGCGAATATCGGGCCAGACGGATTGTATCCGCGCTGGGATGGACATAACCTACGCAAGCGTCGCGGTGTTCTTGACCCAAAGACATGGGCCATGGTCTACCAGCAGCAAGATGTGGAAAGCGAAGCAGTCTTTTCGGCTGAGTGTGTTCGCGGTTCCGTATCGGGTATGCGAGCCATTGGGCCTTTGCTACCAGGTGCGCCTGGTCACCCACAACATTTAGGCAGCAGCTACACCATCTGCTCTATGGACCCAGCTATGTCGGGAGATACATTCTCCATCGCCTACTCAGGCGACAAGACAACAGGCAAGCGGTACATCCTAGAAGCATCACGCATGCCAGCTCCTACGCCCCAGCGTATTCGCGAGTTGATTTTTGAATGGACAGACAAGTATCGTCCATCGGTCTGGGTGATTGAGAAGAACGCATTTCAGTTGTTCCTCACCATGGACGAAGAGATTAACCGCTTCCTTGCTTCACGCGGCATACGCCTCGTTCAGCACTATACAGGTGCGAACAAGATGGACGCTGAGTTTGGTGTTGCTTCAATGGCACCACTGTTCGGCACCATGGACAAACTTGGTGCGCATATGAAGAACAACCTTATAGATTTGCCACGGTCCGACAATGAAGGCATTAAGTCGCTCATAGAGCAGCTCATCACGTGGGCACCTGGCACTAAAAATAAGCAAGACGGCTGCATGGCCCTCTGGTTCGCGGAAACGCAGATGCGTGACTACATCAACCAGTCGGGTGCTTACGGCCACTCCTTTGTGAAAAATCCTTTTGCTACCAGATGGCAGAATGAAAATCGCAAGGTAATTAACCTAGAAGAATATCAACGACGACAAGAACAGCAAGCGGCTAACGGGGGGTACTTATAGTGCTAGAGATTGACGTAATCTCGGACAAGCTCAAAAAGCTTCGTGCGCATTACTACGCTCGCGATACTCGCTACGATGATCTGCTGGCTATCCGTCAGGGTAAGCTTGACCAGGTATTCCCTGGCATGTTCTCTGAGGACTATCCAAAGCCAATGATTGCCAACTTCATTGACGTTGCAGCTCGCGACGTTGCTGAAGTTATCGCGCCTCTTCCTGCCTTCAACTGCATGACGACTAATACCGTATCGGATGCAGCCCGCCGTCGTGCCGACAAGCGCACCATGATTGCCGCTGGCTACCGCGACACATGCAACCTTCAGACCATGATGTACTCAGGTGCTGACCGTTACTTGACCTTTGGTTTTCTTCCATTCTTGATTGAAGCTGACTACGAGAACAAGCGACCAATGATTCGCATTGACTCGCCTATTGGAGCATACCCAGAGTTTGACCGCTTTGGTAAGCTTATCTCCTACAGCAAGCGCTACATCAAGACAGTCCGTGAATTGATTAACGACTTTCCTGAGCATGAGAACATCATCCGCGGTCAGTACGAGAACCGCAACTCTGAGCGCATGCTGGAGATGTATCGCTACCAAGACAAGGACCAGCTCGTCCTGTTCTTGCCAGAGCGCAACAACTTTGTTCTCTCAAAGGTTGCTAATGACCTTGGTGAAATTCCTGTCGCTATCGCGCTTCGTCCAGGTGTTGACTCAGACGAGCATCAGCGTGGACAGTTCGATGACATTATGTGGGTACAGGTTGCCCGTGCCCGCTTCGCTTCACTTTCGCTAGAAGCAGCGCAAAAGGCAGTACAAGCACCATTTGCTTTGCCATCAGACGTTAACGTTCTGGAGATTGGCCCAGATGCGACTATTCGCTCTGCCAACCCACAGCAGATTCGTCGTGTGGATCTAAACATCCCACCTGGCATTTTCCAAGAGAACGAAATTCTTGACCAAGAAATGCGTACTGGTTCACGTTATCCAGAAGGTCGCCTCGGTCAGCAGTCAGGTTCTATCGTCACTGGTCGTGGCGTACAAGCACTCATGGGTGGCTTTGATACTCAGGTCAAGACTGCACAAGCTGTCTTTGCTGAGACATTCAAGGAAGTTATCCGTCTGTGCTTTATGATGGACGAGAAGCTCTTTGGTGATGCTACTAAGGAAGTACGCGGCATTAACGCTGGCGCTCCTTATGCCATTACCTACACTCCAAAGGAAGACATTAAGGGAGATTACTCCTGCGATGTGACCTACGGTTTGATGGCTGGTCTTGATCCAAACCGTGCATTGGTATTCGGCTTGCAAGCCCGTGGTGATAAGCTTATCTCACGCGACTTTTTGCGTCGCCAAATGCCGTGGGAAATGAACGTTACCCAAGAAGAAGAGCGTGTTGAAGTAGAAGAACTGCGTGACACTTTGTTGCAGGCAGTTGCTTCTTACGCTAACGCTTTGCCTCAGATGGCAATGCAAGGACAAGACCCATCTAAGGTTATCAACGCTATTGCAGCAGTTATTGTTGGTCGCCAAAAGGGTGACCCAATCGAGGAAATTGTAGCTAAGGCCTTTGCGCCTGCACCACAGCCACAAGTTTCCCCAGAGGAAGCAGCCGCTGGTGAGGCTCAAGCCCCAGGTCAGGCTCCCGCTGGGGGCGCGCCTCAAGGACAGGCTCCAGGCATGCCTGCTCCACAACAAGCGCAAGGACCTGCATCATTGCAGAACTTGCTCGCAGGCCTATCATCTTCTGGATCACCGCAGCTTGCTGCGTCAGTGTCCAGACGCTCACCAGCCTAACGTTACTGGCGAGATAACCAATCCCTATAGGAGAATAACAATGGCAACAAAGTCAAAGCTCGGAGCATCTGTTCCAAAGCCAGCATTGCAAGGTGGACACGGTTCATCTGCTGCTGTTACACAGAAGACCGCAATTCAGAAGAAGGCTGGCCCAGCAAAGACTGGCAAGTCTGACATTAAGTACACCGTGCAGCCAGCAGGAACCAAAGGTTCAAGCAAGGGCGCTAAGTAAAAATTGGATAACGAAGACAGCGACGCATTTTATGAACCGATTACATTCTGGGATGTAGTCGCTGTCTTTACCCATCTTATCAAGGATTTAATCCTTAGCTTTACCAAGTTTTTTGATGTAATGGAGCAAGTGTTCTTACATCAAGCAAATGTCGTGGCTAGCCGCAGGGCTTTTCACGATGATGTTGTCCGTACCATTGAGACTATTACAGAGGGTGAGTAAATATGGCAGGCAAAGGCGGCTACCAAGCTCCAGCTAAACCAGCTATGCAATCTGGCCCAGGCTCATTAAGCCAACGCACCGATGGCGGACCTGCATCTAAGCAAGCAATGCGTTATGTATCTGGCATGCCTAACTATGGCGATGGTACAGAT